GTAACCGTAAGACACATACCTCTTATAATAGAATTCTGGTATTATTGTCATTACTTGACCGTTACTACCTGTAAAGGAAAAATTAGCGTCGCCATAATAAGCAACTATCTTTTTATTAGTATTATCATAATTACAAGTGATTATATCACTCCATGGGTAAATACTATCAAAGTCGTTTCTTACTGCAGTAGTACCAACTTGAGCGTTAGCTACTAAACCTACGGCGTCCTCAATTCTTTCCCAAGCAGACGAAGCAGAACTTATTTTACGTCTTACTCCGTATACTTTACTTAAATTGTTCGATTTCTTTTCTCGAACATTTATTACACCTAACATATTAACCCTCCAATTCCATATTAGATAATTGATATGTAATAGTTATCGTAATATCTTCAAGAGGTTTAGCACTTGTTAAGATTTTAAATCCGCCGTCATAAGAGTTTATACATGCGTCATTTAGTTTAACTTGATTAGCTAAATCTAAAATACCATTAACTAGCGTATTAGACGTAATATCACTATCAATTATATCATATTCATACAATTTTGTATCACTATTTAACGCCCAATTATCTAACGTTAAAGTAGTTTCATAGCTTTTAAGGCCATTTTTTACGATTTCATATATTTGATTAGCAAGTTTTCCAGCAGCGTCAGAGTCTAACTGATTCTTGATTTTATTAAACCACTCAGAGAAAGTGTCCTCAGTTGTTTGTATATATTCTTCGAATTTAGTATATAGTTGGTCGTATATTTCTTCTGTGTTTAATGTTTCAACAGTAGAAGCAACGACTCCACAAACTGATTCTTCAAATCTAGTATCTTTAATTGCTGACTGTGTAATAGAAGTAGCTCCATTATTAACATAGATTTCAGCAATTTTAATATCATATACGGTAGAGGATCTAACTAAAGCTGGAGCTGACGGATTATCGCTAAATGTTCCTTTGATTATTTGAGCTGATATTAACCTATTTGTTAAATCTAATCTAATAACAACATTATCGATTCTTTTTAAAGTACCGTCAGCAGTCTCAACAGTTTTAATTAAATCCCCAGTATTAGAATAGCGATAACCTTCTATATTGGCGTCGCCTTCTTGAATAGTTATAGTCATATCATTATTAGCTATGACTCTTAACTCATTATTAAAAATACCATTAGTAAAGTATTTCTTTAAATGACGAGCAAAGTCTTCCGCAAAGTAAACTCTGTCGTCGTTTATGTCATTAAAAAAACTATATTTTTCCATAACTTCCGTCCTTTCTTTTATTCATTTACAAATTTTTCAGCAATAGGATTACCATAAGTAGGAATTATGTCATGTTTACCTTTTTCGATAACTTCTTCTACCTCAGTAATTCTTTGTCGTTGAGTAGTGTTCCAACTTTCTTTTTTAATATTAACAATATCTCCCAAATCCCAATATTTTCTATAATGAGTAGAGTGTATTGTTGCTTCAAAACTTTCAGTCGGATTAGTTAGTTTTTCTTTACCTAAGTTGTCTAGAATTGCGTTATATTCGTCAGTAGTTAAATCTGTATTACTTTCGCTTTTTGCGTCTACAAACGCCTCTCTAATATCAAAATCGTGTGTATCAGTTGTTACGTTAGTTACTGTTCTTAAAATACGAGCCGTATCTTCTCCAGTACCACCAACTAATACGTCAGTAATCATATTTTTTCTACTGTATGTATATTCAGCTGAATCAAGATTTGATTTATCTTCGCTGAATTCATATCTAGTATTAACTTTTTGAGAGTCTGTTCTATCTTTTCCTACATAATTAACGTATTTATAACGTTTATTAGCTAAGTCTAAGATAATTTTTCCACCTATATTAGAAGCACGAGAAAGTTTTTCGTGAAATTCATATACATTTTTATAAGTGCATTGAAAATCAACTTTATCACTTGTTATATCACTAGAAGTAATATCTAGTAAAGAAAAAGGCGTCATATTGTTTAATAGCTTTCTAAAAGCTCCAATATAATCGCCACTATAAGTAACACGTTTCTTTATAATTCTTCTTTTTAACAATGATAATAAAAAACTACCATAAACTGATATAGTAACTTTATCTCCGTCGTCGTTAAACTTCCAAGACTCAATTATTCCAACTTCGTCATTTTCTGTTAAATCACTTCGAACAATAATGTTATCATAATCTAATAACCTAAGATTATTAGGTGTTAAATTTAAGCTTAATTCAAATTCTCCAGTCTCGAAATATTTTCTTCTCCAACGTAGAGAGCCGTAGCTATCTATAACACCTAAAAACTTTAAGTCTCTATCATATACATTTAAAGATATAGTTTCCATTATACCGCCTCATATTCTGGTAAGAATTCAACGGTAGTCTCTAAATTGTCCTCGCCACTATCTGCGCCACTTCTAAAGGTATTAGTTCCACTAGGTACTTGTAAATACTTACTACCATAAGCCATTAAGTAATTTATATTTTCTTCTTCTCCAGTAGCAGCACTTATATAAATAACATTTTTATTATCTATATGAGTAGTAATAATAATCTGATCTCCTGGAGACATAACTTTTTCTATCTGGATTATCTCACGAGTATTAACATTAAATAGATATGGATTAGTTACAGTATCGTTAGCTTTAAATCTAATAGTCATACCATAATCAAAATCCGTAGTATTTTCTGTAGTACCCATAGAAGTAGTGTTTTTAGTACCAAATTTAATACCTGTTTCTTGTGGAATTTTTAACGCAAATTTAAACGTTGGCGTCCATGTAGCCATAGACAATACTGTAGCTGCAATAGCCGAAAAACGCGGATTAGGACATACTAGAGAAATAGTAAAATCTCTAGTGTAACCTTTCTTTTCTGGAATAGTTACTTTTTCAACAACACAAGTGATTTTTCTTTCGATATTTCCTTCATAATAATATAAAGTACCTTCACTATTAAGAGGGAACATATCGAATAGTAATAATCTATTTTCTTGTACGTTTTCTGTTATAGTACCTTTAATCTGTAAATCTCTTTTATCAATACTTGTACCAGTCCAAGTAGCACCGACACCATACGCAGATTTAACACTATTAACACTACCTATAACGTCATGAAAGCCGTCGCATATTCCTAATAGGAAAGGTGGCTTATATGTAAAAGTGATTAGATCGCCTTTGTAGTTTTCAAATATTAAAGTTCTTTCCATATAATCACGCCTTTCCATATTTTAGGTTATACTCTTGTAAAGCTTTTCTTGTTTGTCTAGCAGTTTCAGCTGGAGACAATGGCTCAGTAGAGTTAATAGTTAAACTAAAGTTATTGTTTACCTCGTTGTTAGTTACTGCAGACTGTTGAGATACATACTCTTTATTTTCGTCAGCAGTTAAAACACGTTCTCCTTTATGTAGTAGCGCTGGCATTTCGTCATAAGGTACGTAATCCATACCGACACGAAGTTTCTTGATTAAAGAAATATTTAATCCTTTACCTCCAACACCAGGTACCCAGTCTGGAATCTTTATTTTATTTAATCCTTTAATAAACGTATTTATTCCGTCTATTATAAAGTTAATAGGAGCTTTAAATATTCCTGTTATGGTAGAAATAATACCGCTGAATATATCTTTTACTCCCTGCCATGCTTTTTTCCAATTACCAGTAAATATACCAGTTATAAAATTTATTATTCCATTTAAGTATTTTTTTAATCCTTCTATGATAGGTGTTAGTGCTGAGAAAGCACGACCGAAAGTATTAGTTAATATACTTGCAGTAATATTAAGCGCACCCTGTAGAGGTGGAAGTATAGCGTTAATAATCATAGTCAATAAATTTATTATTGGAGGTAAGATCATATTTAATAACTCTATAAGTGGAGTTAATAGCGCCATAAGTAAATCTATAAATGGTTGTAATAATTGTAATATTGGTTGTAGTAATGGTAATAATGGTTGAATAAGACTAAGCAATAAAGGTAAAATTAACTGTATTATCTGTAATAATGGTGGTAATAACATATTTATTAGATCCACTATTACTGGTAGAATCGACTCTATGACCTGGGTTATAAAAGGTAAGAGTTGATTTATTAAATCAATAAGTATAGGGAAAATAGCATTTACTAAATCCATAAGCGGCGGTAATAAAGAAGACAATAGATTTATAAGTATTGGTGCTAGTGTTCCAATTAACGCCTGTATCGTAGGTAAATTATCTAATATTAACTGTACGAACTGTTGCAATACTGGGAATAGTTGACCGATTAAAGAGTTAAACATACCTGTAAAACCTGTTTTTAATCTATCTATGACGTCCCCAAACTCAGCACCAGCTGCTACTGCGTCATTACTCATAACACCGCCTAAATCAACGGCTTCTTGTTTTAATTTATTTATTCCGTCGCTACCTTCGGCCAATAGCGGAGCTAATTCAGCGTAAGACTTACCGAATATATCGTTTGCTAAAGCGTTTCTAGTAGTTTCGTCTTCCATATCTGCAAGTGCAGCCATAACCTCATTAAAGGCGTCTCCACTTGAGCCAATTTCGTTTATATTTATACCTAAACGCTCATAAGCTTCACACATGGACTTACTTCCTTCTTTAGCGTCAGCAAAGGCCTTTTGTTGTTTAATCATAGCTTTTTCGAGTGTTGCGGA